TCGATACCAGCTTTTCTTTGAACCATCGTAGAAGCTAGCTCTACTTTTTTTGCATCCAAAGAGTCATTCATCTTGTCAGCCATTGCTGAATCAAAACTCTTTTTTGCATTTACATTATCACCATCTTTTAATCTATTGATAATATCTTTAATAGTTTCACTCATTTCAATTTACCTCTGTATTATATTTATAAAATTTAAAGTCTTAACCGAACCTAGGATCGTCTGGATCAGGCATATCGTTCTCACCGCCACGTTCCTCATCTTCGATTTGTTTATTCATAGTCTCTATATCGTCATCACTAAATCTAAGTATATTCTTTTTAACCCATTCATTTGATATAAATCGGCCAATATGCTCATCCAGTGAACCTAACATATCGAATCTTTCTCTATACATTTCGGCTTCTTTTAATTCTGAAAAGTAATTATCTTCAATATAGTCAAACTGTATGGATTCTTTCCATTCGTTCCACTCTTCTGCAGTAACTACATTTTTCAACATTAATTGAGTCTTCATTAATTGTATAAAAACGTCTGAGAATCTTTTTCTCAATCTATCAATAAACTTTTTAAATTTAACTTCGTCCCTAGTTATTTCAGAAGCTCTACCTAAACTAAACTGTGCTTCTTGTTCTAACCTATTAATAGGAACGTTTAATGCTCTATATAATTTCTTTTGGAAATAGATTATATCATCTATTTGTCCTAAGTTTTCTCCACCTGGTAATGTAGTTATTTCTGTTCCTCTACCACCTTCACGTCTTGGTAAGAAGAAATCTTCTAACATACTCATATGCTTTTTATCATCTTTAACATCACCAGTTTTAGCATCATAAACTAATTTGTTTCTATATTGATTCATAATACCACGTAGGTATTCTTCTGCTTTACCTTTTGGTAAGTTACCAACATCAATATAAAATATTCTTCTTTCTGGTGCTCTACTTATTCTATAGATAACAACAGAATCTTCCATCATTCTTAACTGATTTACTGGCTTAATAGCTTTATGTAAATAAGATAAGATTCTTTTACGTGATGAATCTAATACCCCAGATGTACCATATATGATAGCATCTGGTTGAATTTTTAACCCTTGATTATATTTTCCTAAAGCATTGTCTTGGAAAAGAAAGAATTCTTTTTGCTTCTTAATAAGCTTAGCACCTGTTTTAGGATCTTCCTCTTCTTCTATTTCTTTTACTTTTCTTAATTTAGTAGGATCTATATATCTTAATTCTTTAATACCTGCTTTTGGATTACCATCGTTTATTATAACATGGTAAGGTAGTCTTCCATCTATATACCATTTTCTAAATATATCATGTGAATACTGATTAAAGTTTAAAAGAGAAATAATGGTATCAAATTCCTCTTTCATCATTTTTTTAATTTTATCTGAAGCGTCTACTTTATCTAAGACTATATCTACTGGAACATCGTTATGATCTCCAACAATTGCTTCGTTTACTATATCTTCTACAGCTGCATCACATTCTGGTTGTGCTGCAACATCACGATATTTCATAATAAGATCTATCTCGCTTTTTGCTTTATCTCCATCAAGATCTAAATATGCACCAAAATGACCACCCGTGCTTATAACACCGGCGCCATCTTCATCCGTATTTGGTACGAAAGAAACCTTTGGAACTTCTTTTTCCTGTCCCTTTCTTTTAATTTCGAATCCGAAAAATTCTGCCATAATTTTATCCTATATTATCAGAGAGAGAAATTAATCCCTCTCTGTAATATATTTATACTAGTTTTAGCTAGTGGTATTTGACTCCCAGTACTGCATTTGTAACTCTACAGTAAATTCTTCAATTGTGTTCTCCTGGTCATAGGCAACTTCAATTGCTGAAATGTTAGAAGGCCACATTCCGCGAATATCAATACTCTTGGTTGTGTTTCCTTCTTTATCAAGTTGTTCGATAATACCGTCAGCTTGATAATCTGTAGGATTACTTAATCCACTGTTAGAGTTGTGACCATTAATACCATTGCTCCATCTTTCGAAAGCATCTCTGACTTCGAAACCAACATCATTAATAACTGTAATAGTCCAAGGTTCAAAAGTTCTATCTCCAGCTATCTGAAGTTTTCTTCCTCTGAACGGAACCTCTACAGGTGCTACTATCGATGCTGGGAAAGCTGCTGCCTTACACATAAATGATGTAAGTTCAACATCTCCCGCTGCGTATCCTGGGAAGTTAACAGTACACTTGAATAAGTTTCCACGTGCACCACCGCCAACTAGTTTAGATTTAAAATCATCTACTCCTAATATTGCCATGTTTTACCCCCTATACTCCTGCGATCTCGGAGAATTCGACTCCGGTTCTTGTTGCAATGAAGTTCAGTGTAATAAAGTTAATAGATCTTGCTGGCTTGATAAAAATATCAGCAACAAATCTATTTGAATCTATTACCTGTCCTGTATTATTAGTTGTATCACAAACTACTAAAAAGTCTGTTATACCTCTACGCCCTTTGACGTCTCTCAAGAAAGGCTCAACTATATTTCTAAATTGAGCTCTTGTAAATTCGTCATTGAATTCGAATAACTGAGCTTTAGCTGCAGTTGCGATTGCTTTCTCTAATACGATAAACAATCTTCGAACGTTAATCCTATCAAAAGCTGAAGGTCTGCTAAGTAGGGTTTTATCCCCAAATAACATCATACCTTCTCCTGGGAAAGATACTAAAGGATTAACACGCCCTTTATATAATGTATCTCTATCCGCTTTTTTCGGATTGAATGCTAATTTTGTTGCACCTAATAGTTGACCACGATTAACACCAGCTGGTGAGAACCATGCATCTGCCACTCTATCAGTATTAGCGCATAGACCTGCTACGTGACCAGCTGCACCGATATATCTAAATACATCATTGTATTTGTCATATACATATAGTGCGCTTGAATCACAAACTGCGTATGAAGAACTAGTTAAACCATTTGCAAACGTCATAACATCTGCTGCTGGTGTAGAACTTCCTACTGTGTCTTCGATTGGAGGCGATACAAATGCGACTAAATCTTTTCTTGCTTCTGCAATAGAGATTAAGTCTTCTGCAATTGTTTCTTGTCCGTTAGCATCTGGACATGCAAACAATAAGTTAACATCAACAGTTTCTGCATCTTCGAAAAGATCATAGCCTGAAGCTATTTCGCCTGCTGTTGGAGTATTATCGTCTGAACCACCACTTAAGCTATGGTCAATAGCTGAGTTATGGGTGTCAAATGCACTCGATCTACTTGCTAAGGATTCCCCTGCGTTTGTTAGATTTGTAGAGTCGTGATCAGCCCACCAAATATATTTAGAGTTATTATTAATAACATCTTTATAATAATTGGTAGTTCCATCAGTCTTCTTCGCGTCTGACGCTTGAGATACGAATGCGAATGTTTCTAGAACGGTACCAGCTGTACCTGTCCATAACCCGTCTTCGTCTATAACTGCTACGTGTAATTCGTCATTAAAGTTAGTTTTACCTAAGTTAACTGCGTAGTCAGATGTTCCAGGAGCACCGTCAAAAGATGATGCAAAGGCCCAAGCTGAAAAGTCTGAGATTCCTTGCGAAATCATAGAAACTTTTAAGCTGTTTCCTAATGAACCTGGATATTTGGCTACCCATAAACCCTTAGCTAACGAACCACTCGAGTAGTTATTATCATAATCATCTTCATTCTTAATAAGTTGTCCAGTACCATCTGCAGTCGCATTATCATGACCTGATAGTACTCTAACAACTTTCAGCGCGTTACCATATTTAAGGAATGCCGCAGCTGTAAGAAAATATTTCGCTGTATTGTCATCTGGAGTACCAAATTGCTCAGCTAGTTCTGATTCAGAACCTACTGTGACTATTTGGTCTACTGGTCCCCAGTTGAATGATCCTGCAAATCCACCAATGCTGGTAGATACGGCTGGGATTACATTCGTTGCGTCTATTTCTTTTACCTGGACGCCTGGTGATACTTGAAATGCCATCGCTTTATCCTCTCAATTGTTGTGAGTTAGTTTATAAGTTTCATAATACGGTTATTTTCAATACTTTTATTTATGCTTTCTATGTTTCTAAGTGTCTGTATTATCTTCTTTTCCAACGTGGTCAGACAATACAAACCTTCTATTTGGGTTAACTGATACTTTAAATGTTGATATTAGGTCTCTGTTTATTAACATTTCAGAAGCTGTATCTGTTGTAGATAGTGCAATACGTGTGTTTGGATAAGATTTATTATTAAAATGTACAGTTAATTCTATAACTGGTCTCTTTTCTTTTATAGTTGGTAATCTTCTAGCTATAGAAACATCGGTTATATTTGACCTAAATTTCTGTTTATTCTTCTCCCAAATAGCTGTATCTCCATCTATATCTAAAGAATCTACATGTAGCATACTAGCATCTGTTCCGTTACCAGTATCAAATTTAGCACGAATTGGTTGTTCTAATCCATCTAATTCTATTCTTTCTATATAACCGCTTTCAGTTCTAAATAATGGTTTTCTATGTAATTCATGGGTAAAGTAAGTAATAATTGTATTTAAAATATCTTCATCATTGACTTTTCCTAGTGATTTTTCTGTTTCTAAATCGTATGCATTAAAGTGTGATCGAATTCCAGGCGATCCATTTATCTCTAAAACATAGTTATTCTTTCCTACTTTACAATGATCAACACCACAATATAGTGCGCCAGTCGCACGTGCGGCTTGTTTAACAAGTTTTATTTCATCATCTGATAGTTTATATGGTAAAGTTTTAGCTCCTAGATGTACATTGTTTCTAAACTCTTTATCGTCTTGTTTTACTCTTTCAGCTGATCCTACTATCTTACCATTTACGACTAATGTCCTAATATCTGATTTTAAAGGTAAATATTCTTGGATTAATAATTGTGCATCATATTTCCATAATGCTTGACAAACAGATACTAACGATTGTTTACTTTCTGCTATTGCAACACCAACACCCTGTGTACCTGTTAATGTTTTAATAACTACTGGAAATTTACCGCCAATTTTTTCGTGTGCGCTTTCTATAGATTTAACATTTGTTATAACTGACGATTTAGGAGTAGGTATATTATTACGATCCAAAGCTATTACGTTTGACATTTTGTTATCACATAACATCATAGATTCTAAATCATTTACCATAAAGAATCCGTATGTACCTAAAGAAGATACTAATGATTGTGAAGTTAAATTTTGAATAGCCCCAGCTCGTACAAAGACAATAGAATTTTCTTTAGATAGTTTTATTTCACCATCTTCACCATCATAATTTTGAAAAACAACAGAACCTAAATCAACATCAACAGAAGATATATAAGCTTCATCTACATTAATTAATGTAAATTTCATTCCTTTCTTCTTAGCTAAGTTACCAACTATATCTGCAAATGTTCCTTCTTCTTCACCTAATCCAAGAACAATACAGTGTAGATTCGAAGGATCTTTTTCAAAATGCTTCTTTTCTTCTATTGGTTTCTTAGCTGTATTTTGCCAGTCGTTAAAGTTTTGCATGTTACCAGTTTATAAAATTTGTCTCTTCCTCGAACCAAATGTTTCCATCTTTGTCTTTCTCATATTTATGCTCTTCAGATTTCTCGCCTAAGAAACCAACAGGAAGCATATCATCTTGTATTTCTTTTAACCTTTCTTTATATAACATTTCTTTCATGTCAATATCTGTTAAAGATCTAAATATATCTGTTGTTGCAAACCATGAAAACAAAACTAAATTCATCATTAAGTCATCATGGTTCGGTGCTATAGCCATAAAAGATTTACCTTTTGAAACAAAAGTACTCATTTCAATTATTGTTTGATTGTCTACGATTTTAAGTTTTCCTTGTTCAATAAAGTCTTTTATCGTAGAACATCCAATACGTTTTACTCTTCGAGTCATAGTTGCACCAACTCCAGCAGCTTTAACTGATGACTCAACAAACATATTTTCATACTCTAAGTCATAATATAAACCATTACAAACTACAGCACCTTGGTCATTCGATTCTACTATTACATAAGCATCATTATAAGATCTTGCATATCTAAAAATAATATCTGGAAAAATTAATGGTGCAATATTATTATCTCTAAATACACAGACTTGTTCAAAAGGATTAGTTGTTGTATCGATTATATTAAATGTACTATAATCTTGTCCTCTTCCTTTTGCAACATCTACTGTCATTATATAATCATGTCCTTCAATAGGGTTTTTATAAATGTAAGTGTTCTCTTTTACTTCGATTGGTTCTTTTGCTTTTTGTGCTAATAAATGATTTGCACTTATAAGTGTATTACCTCTACCATGGAAGGTATTACCAAACTCTTGTTCAAACTGTAATTCAGATGTATTTGCTACAGTTTCATTTTTCCACTTTTCATCTCTACCTGGTACGTCCCACCAATCTATTCGGAAAGGCTTAAATTCATTTGTACTTTGTGAAGCACCTTCCCATAGCTTATGATATACATTACCTATTCCATTTGCAGTAGAACATATTATAATCTGGGTATCTTTACCTGCAGAAACCACCGGATAGGTAGATGTATAAAATCTTGCATCATCATCAATAAATGCAAACTCATCTAAGAATAATAGATTAATAGATAAACCCCTTATAGAACTTCCGGACGTTGCCGCTGCTATAATCTTACTATTATTACTAAACTCTATACTACCTTTATTTAAAGCTTTAGTTCCTGGCTGTAAAAAGAACGGTAAATTTTCTAATGCTAAGGTTATCCTGGCTAACATTTCTCTCGCAACAGCCCCTTTGTTAGCCAGGATAGCTATGGTTTTCTCTGGATGAAATACTGCGTACCAGAGAAGATAAACCACAGACGAAATCGATTTTCCACTTTGTCGACAAGCTAATACTATACTAAATCTATTCTTATTAAAATGCCTAAACATTTTTTCTTGATAAGGATATAATTCAAATGGAACTAAACCTTCATCAAGTGAAATAATCTTTACATATTTCTTTGCAAAGTATACAGGATTTTTCATACATTTTCTGTATTCCTGTATTTCTTCTTTTGTAAATTCTGTTTCTACACCATCTCTTTTAACAGATGGATTTCCTAGATAACCAAATTCATTGTTCTTAATCTTCTGCATCAATTATATCTTTGTCATGGTCTAATAGCATTCTTTGTAGTTCTGTTGTACTTCCAACAAACAAATTATTATTTGTAATAGCTTTTGCTTTTTTTTCTTCTTCATCTTCTTTAGCTAATTTCTTTTTAGAATCTTGTAAAGCCATAAGTTTTTCAGTAGTATCTGCAACATCTTTTATTGCTCTAGATAATACTTCGAATGCGCGTGGGTGCTCGCTCTCGCGGGCGAGTTCCGCGAGCGTATCTAAACTCCCTACACCTGTGTTAATTAAATCTCTATAAGTTCGTCTAGAAAATTCATAATCATCTTTTATGTCTTTCTTATCTTTTCTTTCTTGTGCGTCAGCACTGACTGGTAAGTTTTTTTCTAGTGACTTTTGTAATTTTTCTTTTTTGTCCATAATATATTCACCTTAAGTAACATTAATTGTTCCACCCATTGCACTATGGTTTGCACAATAATAATAAAGCGTCGATGGTGTACTTGAATTAACCACTATTTGTATTGAGGTAGAAGTTGGATTAGAAACCCCTGTGGTATAAGCACTACCTCCACCATGTGTTCCATTTGCTGTGATTGAAAAGTTAACTGGATGTGCTGCTGGATAAGTAAGTATGTAAGTATTTCCTTGTGAAAATTGTAACGTTGGTTGCTGTTGGTCAAATATAAAATATTTATTTCCAGCACCGTAAACTGATTGAACTGAAACTGCATATGTAAACGTATTACCAGCTGATGTTGGGTTTTGTGTTGTATCTCTTGTAGTTGTAACTGTAAAGCTGCTTGGTGTATCACTTGCCCCAACAGAGAAATTAAGACCTTGATAAAATTCTGCAGGTGTTTGTTTTTCGAAATCTAGGTTAATTGACCTAATCATATTTTGATCAGCTGTTGGACCATAGAATTTCATTTTCATTGTAAAGTCTAATGTATAAGTTAATACTCTTCTTTCTGTAAAATCACCTTCATAATTATCATCTATACTTACCCCTGTTAACACGACTGGAACATCTTGTTTATGTGTAAAACTATCTACTGGAGTAATTGTGACAGTATATTCTGGCTGAAAGTAAGGTAATATTTGTTCTACGATTTGCAATCCATCATCTTGGTTTTTAGTTAATATATTTAATTGCATACCAATATTGTAAGATGTATAATGTGATATTGTCTTCTTTTTAGTTACATCACTCGCATGGTCTTCAACAATCTTATTCATCTTATTACCTTTTATATTAGTATCTAATTCTAAAGATGTCATTTCAAAAGCCATACGAGGAAGCTTAATACCCATTGGCGCATCAAAACCTGTCTCTTGGTCTAAACGTGCTAAGAATTTTTGTTTTGGACCGTATGCTAAAGGAACTCTTATTTGATTTAAAACTGTACCATCTGTCTTTTTTCTTATTACAGATATATCATTAAACAGCGTACCGAATACGGCCACTGATTTTCGCATTGTTGCGTGATAAAAGTGAGTTCCAAACATTAGTAAGTATCTGACGGATCACCGAATGGGTTTGATTCTGTAAAGTCTATAAAGCTATCTGCTTCTAACTCAATCGCCACATTCTCCGCCGCTCCATCTGTAGTAAAGGTTTGTGTATTATCTGAAACATCATATACTTTAGTAATTGTACCAGTATAACTATTTGTTCCCCCTGTAAGTACTGCTGTACTAGAAACAATAAAGTCTTTTGCAACACCTGCTGACCCTGTCACTCCTATATTAGATATTCCATACGTACCAGCAATATCTGAAGATTTTGTTCTTTGTTGTACTTCACCACTAACTGTTATACCTGTTGAAACTATCTGTGAAACTGTTTCACCAACTTCAAAATGATTACCACCTGAAACTGTTACATCTAAGAAAACTTGATATGCACTTTGGCCAGTCTTTTGATCTATTATATCTATACCAGTATCAAAGTCTTCGTCTGCATATTCGAATAATGAACATTGCATTCTATAAACTGGTAAATTAGATAATTGATAAAATGGGGAATCATCTTCAACAAAATTAATTTCAAAGAAAGAGTTTGTCATTGGAAGGAAAATAACATCTCCTTCTTGTGGTCTAGGATCTACTACGTTACTAGAAAATTTACCAACTAATCTTTCCCACACTCTTCTTGATATAACAAAGGTTGCTTCATCTCTTATTTCTAATCCGAACTTGGACATGAGATCACCAGCACCTTCAAACCCATCTATGTTTTCTAAATAAGCTTCCATTAAATATGCATCATCAAACTTAGATGCAGGATCTTCACCAAGAATATTATCTCTGCTTACAAGAGTACGTGGAACATAATAAATGTCCTGTCCATATATTTGTAAACTCTCAACAATTAAATCTTCATAAAGACTTTGTTCTGATTTAACTGCCTGAGAAAAGAAAACGTTTCTAGGCATGGTTTATCCTGTATAAAAATCGACTGGCTGTTCCCAATTTAATCGAGCTTCTTCTTCCAATCTTGTAATTTCTTCATTTGCATCATCAAAAAGCTGTCTTCCGTTAAATGTAACTCCACCAGGCATTTGCATCCCCTCGAATTTTAATAGGTTTGTTCCCCATTGCCTTTTTATTAATGCTGTTGCGTATTTTTTTAAGAAGTAGTCATTGTATACATCAGTATATGTATTTGGATCGATTATACGATAGCATTCAACTACAATATAATCATCTACTTCTAATTCATCGTTCCAATTCATAAAAATATCTAATTGGTTTTTATGTCTATCAAAGTTAATTGGTTTATCGTCCGAATCAACTACTGCATCAAGCATATCTAAGTATTGCATACTCATAACATACTCTGCTAAACTACCCATAAATCCCATACTATATAAATCGTTTAAATGAATTTGGTATCTTATATCAAACATATCGCTAGTTGAAACAGAATCTCTTATTGGTAATACACGTACGACCTGTGTAATAAGACTATTAATAGGTATATAACCGTTTTCCATATCGCCTTTAACTATTCCACCTGAGGATGAAATAACTCCGGTTGCTCCAGATGATTCACCTGTTACAGTTTCACTAGCTTGAAAAGGAGTGTTTGAATCTACTAAGACATTATATCTAAGCGTAGAAGTAGTTGGTACTTTTTTAACTATTGCTTTTGCACCTGATGTTCCACCAGTTATTGTTTCGCCTTCTACAAATGTTCCTGTTGTTACTGCTTGAAATATAAGTTCGCTGTTTGTAACCTTATGTTTTAAAAACATTTTTTCAATACCATCTGCATGGTAATGTTGATAGAATTGTAGAGCTTCGTCTATTCTATCATCTACTTGGTCATCATCAACATTTATTTCGATCACAGGTGCACCTAATGATCTTAAGCAAAAGTCGATTAATGTTGTTTTACTATTTGGTGCTGCCATACTTTAGTTCCTTTAAGTGTATTTATATCTTTTTAATACCTAACTTTTCTTTTTTTACACTAATTTAGCAATCAGTAAATTATATATTTCATCTTCAGATAATTCATCTTCATTAATAACTGTGTGAATAGAATCATCAATTTGAGGTACAAACCAATCATATCTATTTTTATCTAATTGACGGTCTTCAAACTCATAATCCTGTAAAAAGTCCAATTTATGTCCGAATACAGGGTCTGAAGTTACAGTATCTAAAGCACACTTTTTATAATTATCCCAAGTTTGGGTAAATATAATGGTTTCTACATCTTTTGTATTTAATATAGCTTTGTAAGCACTTGTTGATTCTCCAGGGCTTTGTGTTTCAAAATCAAAAATATTATCTAAACACCAACTTGCACCAACTAATACTAAAAATTTATAATCTGCGTTGGTTAAAAAGTCTAAAAAAGATTCATTAAAAACTAAATCTTTTGCTACAAGAGTTTCAGGATGTTCGCCTGTTGGTCTGTTAAATTCATCTGGCTCATTAAATGGCTGACACGCTGTATGCACAAAACATATATCACCATCTGTGCCAATACTCCAATTAATCGGTCTATTATACTCATCAGTATCAGTGTACACAGTTCTATCAAGAGTATATTGTTCTCTAATTCTTTTAACAATTTTATGCTTACAAGAAAATCTTAGACCATTAATACTTAAAATTTTCATTTTGTTTTTTTTCCTTTATTATTTTTATGAACTTGCAAAGTGAAATCTATAGGTTGTTCCCCAATTAAACGTTAAATTACTAACTGAGGTCCACCTATAATGATCATCGTCTATGCATGGACCAGAAACAAAACCGTAGTTACCAGTACCGATGGAGCTTGGCAAACCAGATATTGGGCTACCACTAAAATCACCTATCCAAAGAAGATTATTACTAGTGTCTGTTATTGCCATACGAGAAGATGTTGAATCCATTTCATTAAAAAGAGTCCGAGGGTGGTTATAGGAGTAATGGGGAGACCACATATCTTCATACATCGTGTTTATGGTTATACTAACGGGAGAATGTGAACCACTATTTGTTCCAGTAGAAGTACCATACATAGCAATATAATGAATGCTTCGATGTTGATACCCCCCATGAACAGTAAAAGTAGCCCCCAGGCCGGGCCCAAAAACAGCATATCCCCACGGCTGGATATAGGCTAAAGTAGCTGTTATCTTGTGAGTACCTAGGGCTGGTGGTGTGTAACTTCCT